ACACAATGCAAAACTCCACCTCTTTCGAAGCTCAGTTCGATGGTTTCTCTGATGTGTCCGTCCATTCTGGCGACACAAGTGACGAGAACCGTCCGTTCTTGCGTGCTCAGGACTGTGATGTGGAAGCCTTAAATGCTTGGCTTCCAGAAGAACCACCTTTTGGTGAACGCATGAGGATGTGGGTCGAGATGTTTAAGATCTCGGCTGGCAACCTGCTCAAACGCGTCCTTCGGGTGAGATTCTCATGGCTCAGCTTGGTCATGGTCTTTATTCTTGACCTGCTGTACGGGATAGGGTTGTGGTTCGAAAACGCAATCAGGGTTGTTGCCAATTGGTGGCGGCCCACCTATCCTGTGTTTGCCACTGGATTGAAATCTCCAGTGCCCCAAGGGACAAGGTTCTATGTTAGGCCTTTCCTTTGGGTGATCTTTTGGCTGAGGACGTTGATCTGGCGAGACGCTGGAACACTGTCCAAGGCGATTGATGCTGCACGCTTTGTCCCACGGAACTTCCGGAAGCCGTTTCTCGCGGCGTTCATACCGAGATTTCGAGGGATGCCAAAATACCATTCGCACCGCCTGGCCGCCTCAGAAAGGTCAGGTGTGAACACGTCTATGGTCGATGGTGTCAAAGCTGTCGGATACGTTCCCTTTATCGTGAGCCCCGGCGCAGAGCTGGTTGGTGATGAAGCGGCGCTACGCTTGTTCTACACTCTGAAAGACTGCAACAAAGAATTGCGGTTTGACGAGCTGACTGGACAGCACGCGTTCGTTCTAACTGACTGTGACTACTACGCTGATGTCAATGACTTGCTGAAGGGATTTCGTCCGATGGTCATTTACACCTTCGCCCCGGTTCGTGCGGGTGGGTCTGTCCTGGATGGAACATTCTTTTTCCTCAATGATGAAGTCAAGTACCTAATCAGCGGGGGTTCCTCCTACCAGCACAAGTTATGGGACTATGCTGGCGCTGACGGACACGTGGCCGTTGAGTCACACGACCGTTCTCTCCTTGTCTACGATCTGGAGATTCGTGAGGTCGGTGAAGACGGCTGCAGGCGCGTGATTGTGCTCTCTCCTTCGGCATTGATCCGGTATCCCTACTGGACAGCCTCGTTCGCTCCAAAACCACTGCAACGCCTTGACCCCACTGTCAACGGCATCGCTCTCATCAGGACGACCATCGATGGTACTGACTGCGTCTCAATGGCGCGGAACGGCATCGCTGAGTCGGTCTCCTTCCCCACATCTCTCCTTTATGTGGCGCACTCACGGTATGTCGCGGCTTCCAAGCCCGAACGGTCTATGATCACTCGCGTTCTCTTGACGCAGAAAGGGTGGTTTGAAGCCGACGGGTCGGCTGAGCTCGCGACCGCGCTGCTCTGGGAGTGCTTCTCGGACATGGACAAGTTCTTGAAGCTCGCTGGCCGCTGGATGGCCCCCAC